TTCTTAATACATTGTTGGCTTCGTCTACGTTTCTTGGGAAAAACTGATAGTCGAAACTGAATGTTCTAAAATCAACACCCTTAAATACTTGTTCTTTTTTCGGGTTAGCTGCTAAACCTAATGCAGCTGAATTTGCTGCAGCATTTGGTCCCTTTGAAAGAGCGATGTTGGCAATAATAGTGGCTCCAACGCCAGTTATGTCAGACTTTTTATCACCACTAATAGCCTTAAGAATTTCTGTTCCACCAGCATTAGCCATGGCTAGAGCAGATGTGTCGTCTTCAGACCACTGAACACCATATCGAACAGAAAGTTGGTTCGGTACGTGAAGGGCGATAGCTGTCTTTAATCTTTTCTGTGATCGTTTTGCGTCTGGAGCCAAAGTAGCAGCAACACCTACACCAACTGCAGCTACGGTAGCAGCACCAGCACCTGCTGTTGCACCTTTAACACCACCAACAATACCACCTGCTGCTATACCTTCTACCAGCGCTGTTGCTGCATTCGCACCCACTAGTCCCTGTTTGGACATATTTTGACCAATTAGATCCCCACGATCTCTAGGTGGATAATCTTCTACAGTAGCAACTCCACCTTTTTTAAATAGCTTGGAGTCTGTCGCTACGTTGATATAGAACATTACGTAACTACCACCGTATCTTCCATCTGGAGCCATCAAGTCATTAGGATAAGAGTGATTTTTTATATCATACTTACCATCGCTTAGAGGTGACTTATCCCCTCTGGGTGTCCAAAGATTAGGAGGATTTGGTGTCTTGGCGCTGTTTACTGCTGCATCGTAGTTGCTTTTTACAGCAGTCTTAGCACTAGTATACGCTGAGGAGATGTTGTCTAGTAGTCCCATGTTTTCTCTAAATAAGTGGGTGTTATTTATACTTCCAAATACTTATTTATGTTCCATAAAAGAAAGTTTTCCCCAACATTCCCTGAAAAGTATGCAGGAGACCCATCAAACATTATAATGAGGTCTTCTTGGGAAACTCAATTCGCAAACTGGTGCGATAAGAACCCATCGATAGTAAAGTGGAGCTCAGAAGAAACTATTGTTCCATACCGTTGTCCTACTGATGGTAGAATTCACCGTTATTTCGTGGATTTTAAGATAACGACAGCGAATGGTAAAACCTATCTGGTTGAAGTTAAACCATCTAAACAATGTGTTCCACCAGTATATCCAGGGCGTAATACTAAAAAGTATCTGGTTGAATCGATGACTTACCTTAAGAATCAAGCAAAGTGGGCTGCAGCGAAAGAATATTGTAAGGATAGACACTGGGAATTCAAAATTATTACTGAATATGAACTCGGTCTCAAGTCCTAAATAATTAAATGCCTACACCTAAAGCTAAAACTCTGCAAGACGTTTTCGAACGCAACCAGTATGATCTCGCTACTGCTGTGAGAAAATCAAGAAGTTGGTTCGAGTCTCAGGTCAATATTTTGACCAAGCAGAGTCTCACCCCACAAAAAGTGTTGGCAGGAAGTCCAGAACAACTAACGACAACTCTTATCCCAGGAAATCTATACATGTATGGATATGATCCTAAACTAAAGAAAGAGTTGCCTTACTATGATCGTTTTCCTCTGGTTTTCCCATTTAGAAAAACTCCAGATGGTTTTATCGGTTTGAATATGCACTACTTACCATACCATCTTAGAATAGCTTTATTGGACAGATTATTGGTGTTTAAAACGAACAATAGAATGGATGAGACTACTCGCCTAAAATACTCTTGGGCTACCATTGATGGTATCTCAAAGTTCAATGCTGCTATCCCATGTGTTAAACAATACTTGAACGGACACGTGAAAACTCAATTTAGAAAAGTAGATTCTGCAGACTGGGCGACTGCTATGCTTCTTCCTGTTGAGAGATTTGTTGGTGCTTCTAAGCAGGAAGTTTGGACAGAATCACAAAGAAAGATAAGAAGAGCTTAAAATGGATATCAGAAATCTACCAATCGGCGGAAATTTAGGCAATGCTCTAGGTTTTAAAAAACCTGGAGACCCAACAGGTCCAGCCAGAAAGAACCCAATTAAGGAGTTTGTTTCTCAGGTTAAAAGTGGTGGTCTAGCTAGAACTAACAGATACGCTGTCATTATGACATTACCGTTCGTGTTCGATAACACTGTCACTAAAAAAGCGTTGATGTTCTGCGACCAGATTCAACTCCCAGGAACAAATTTCTCCACTGCGCAAGTCAGAACTTTTGGTGAATTTAGAGACGCTCCATACGAAAAATTGTATGAAGACATCACTATGTCTTTCTACGTCGATAGAAATATGCAGGTAAAAGACCTGTTTGACCAGTGGCAAAATTCTATCTACGATCCACAAACAAGAGTCTTTAACTACTACGACAAGTATATCACTGATATCACAATCGAAGTTCAAGACAATAAAGATGCCCCACATTACTATGTAACCCTACACGAATGTTATCCAAAAAGTGTTGGTGCTGTGCAACTAGATTATGCTTCGAAAGATGTTATGAAGTTGTCTGTTTCTATAGCATACAAATGGTTTGAGGCGAAAACTGAAGTCCCTGACCTTGGTTTTAGTTCTGTTCCGAAAAACCGTCTACAAGATAAACTAATGAATTTCGCAATTGGCGCTGGCGGAAGCTGGGCTGTGACTAAGATCCCTTCTCTGACATCTAAACTACCAAAAATTAAATTCTAAAGGAATAGAGATGGCACAAGAAGAATACGCAAAAATGAGCGATAGCGAAAAGAAAAAAGAAGATTGGATGAACTCCAAGTGGCGTCCGATGATGGGATGGATTTATATGGGCACTTGTTTTGCTGACTTTGTGCTATTCCCAATCCTATGGTCTTTGCTACAAGCTACACTTAAACAACCTGTTACTCAGTGGCAACCATTAACCCTACAAGGTGCTGGTCTTTACCACATCGCTATGGGTGCAGTTCTAGGTATCGCAGCTTATGGTCGTACACAAGAAAAACTAGGAGGAGCCAATAATGGAGGCTTACAACTACCAGCTAGCAGCACAACAGCACCTAGCTTACCTGCGCCAGTCGGATCATCCGTCCCAGGTGCTACACCAAGCAGCATTGGAAGCGTACCTAACGCAGCGCCAAAGCCAATCGCAGCAACCCCAAAACCAACACCAGTGAGTTCTCTGAATGATGATTTACATCCAGATGACCCACCAGTGAGAAATACAAGAAACGACTAAACAATGAAAGTAGATGATTCTTTATCAAATGTGTTTGGGGTGGAACCTATTCCATCTCAGCGCACTGAAGTGATTACACAAGATGGCGAAATCATAACTCCACCGAATCAAAAGGTGGAGAATGATTATGATACAGCCAGAACAAACCTTCGTGAATTATTGACAACAGGCAAGGCTGCTTTGGAGCATGCGCTCGAAGTAGCCAAGTCTTCTGAACACCCAAGAGCATTTGAGGTTGTTGGTAACCTAATGAAACAGTTAGCAGATGTAAACCAGCAGCTAATGGACATCCATCAACAGAAACAAAAGTTAGATGGACCAAAAGAAGTATCGAAAAAAGAAGTGACGAACAATAATGTTATCTTTACAGGTAGCACCGCTGATTTGAACAAAATGTTAAAGAATATGTCTAAAGGAGATTAATTATGGCTTTACCTATGATGAATACGCCAATCTACAATCTTGTAGTACCATCAACTGGCGATAAAATTAAATACCGACCATTCCTCGTTAAGGAAGAAAAGGCGCTATTGATTGCGCAGCAGTCAGAAGATATCAATGTTATGGTTGATAGTCTTAAACAGGTTATCCGTGGTTGTGTATTAGATAAGGTTGATGTTGATAGTCTAGCGACTTTTGATATCGAATATATCTTCACGCAAATTCGTGCTAAGTCTGTTGGTGAAGTTGTAGAACTACTGTTCCCATGCGATGAAGATCATGGCGAAGACAACGATAAAGCCAAGCTAAAGATTTCTATCGACTTGACTAACCTTCAAGTCGAATTCCCACAAGAACACACAAAGAAAATCCCTCTGTTCGGTGATGTGGGTGTTATTATGAGGTATCCTTCTTTTGATATGATGTCAAAGATGGAAACTTTAAACGTAGAAGATGTGGATGGTATCTTTGATATTATCGCTTCTTCTATCGATTTGATTTACGATGGTGAAGAGATTTACTATGCTAAAGAGCAATCCAAAGAAGAATTACTTGAATTCTTGTATAACCTAACTAATGAACAGTTTGCTAAATTGCAACAATTCTTTGCAAAAATGCCGAAGATTAGTAAGACAGTTGAATATAACTGCCCAATC